AGATCTCCTGCTCTAGCCCGAGCGCCTCCAGCGGGGGCACGAAGGTGTAGCGGTAGCCGATCAGCAGCTTGCCGGCCTTCAGCTGTTCGACCGGGTTTCTCGCCCCGTCGAAGACGGCCACGGCGCCGAGAATGCGGCCAGCACGCGTCTCGGTGCGGAATTTCTCGTTGATCTGCTCGACGATGTCCTTGGCGAGGCTGGGCAGCAGCGGCTTGTCCATCGCCCAGACCAGGCCAAGCGCGACGGTGTCGGCAAGGATCTGCGCGGTGCGGCAGGCGCTTTCGAACACGAAGTCGCTGTCTGGCGCGGCGCAGGTGCGGTTGCCCCAAAAGCGCAGTTCGCCCGCGATGCGGACCACCGTCACCAGCTGCGACGCGTTGAGCACGTTGGCGTCGCATTCGGGGTCCTGAATGTCGAAGGTCACGTCCGCGGTCAGACCATCGATTTCAGGCAGCGCGACGTTGGACAACGTCTTGTGCCAGCCCTGCGTCTGGTCGATCGCCGCGCGGGCGCCCATCGCAACCGCTGCGACCGGGACGCCAATGCTCGCACCGCCCGCGCCGTAGGGCGCCGTCACGCTCGGCCAGAGCAAGGTCAGCTCACGCGCGTTGGGGAACAGCGCGCGGTGCGCGATCGCTTCGCCGCGATCGTCGCCGATCGCCGCGGCGTACACGCGTGCGCGCAGGCGCTTGGCGACCGTGACCATTGCCTGCGTCACCAGCTCGCCCTCGAGGCCGGGCGCGCCGATGATCCGAGGATGGAGGTTCAGCTGTGCCGGGGCGGTGAGCAGCGCTTGCATCCCGGTCTTCACACCGGCCACGTCAGCGCCGATGACCGCCGTCGCGGTGTCCGCTGGAGTAGCGCCAGGCGCTACGCGCAAGACGACGACGGGCGCGGTAACCTGTCCTGCGATGGCAATCAGCGCGGCCCGCAATGTGCCGCCCGCGCCGGCCTTCTCGATCGCGTCGTCGAGGTTCGTCACCTTGACCGCGGTGTCGAGCGGGAACGCGCCGGCAACCGCATCCGGGGCAGTCGCGACGAGACCGATGACGGCGGTGGCGACGGTCGCGATGCCGCGGGTCGATGTCTTGATCTCGGTGACGTTGATCCCGTGGAGGAAACTCATGGGCGGACCTTTCAGGCGAGCGCCGACGGGGCGCGGATGGTGGACGAGATGGAAAAGGCGGGGCCGGCCGTCGTGTCGGTGCGCCGGCCGGTGACCGTGATGACGGCCTCATGCGGGAGTTTTCCGGGCGAAAGCACGACGCGCGAGATCCGCGCGCGGCCTTCCTGTCGAAGGAGGGCGAGCGCTGCGGCAGCGAAGATCCGCATGCGGCCGAGTTCGTTGTTCGGTTGGTCGAGCATCTGGGGGACGAGCGAGCCATATTCACGCCGCCCGATCCGCGTGCCAAGCGGGGTCTCGAGGATGTCGCCGATCGACTGCGCGAGGTGATCTGCACCAGCCAGCGGCGCGCCCGTGGTGCGGTTCATGCCGATCATTGCGGCGGGCCCGAGATCGCGGCCCCCGCCTGCACCTTCGTGTGGACGTGCCCCTTGAGGCTCGTGCCGCCACCGACGACGTCCGCGTCGCCGATGACGCTGCCCGTCGCGTGAATGTCGCCATCGACCGCGAGGTCGCCCTTGAACAACAGGCCACCGTCCGCATCGATCCGGACGGTCGCGCCTGCCGGCAGGATGGCCGTCAGCGTGTGCGTCCTGGGATCGTAACCGATCCGTGCGCGGTCCCGATATTCGGTCAGCGTGGAGTCGTCGTTCGCGGGGTGCGGATGCGCGTCGCTCGACAGGCTGCCGATGATAATGCCGCGCGCGGTGTCGGCTTCGGGTGCTAGGACAACGACCTGTTCGCCGATCGCGGGCGGCGACCAGGTGCGAGTGGATCCGGCGCGGGTGGCAAGCCATGGAATGTCGCCCGTCGTCAGATCATCGGCGAACTGGACGCGGGCGGTGCCGGCGTCGAGATCCACCGACACAACGGTGCCTTCGCGCGCGAGATCGCCAATGAGGCGCTGAATGTCGGCAGGTTCGGCCATAACCGCGACCATGCGCGGGATGTTTTTGGAGGCGAGTCCCCGCTCTTGTAGAAACACATTCTACAAGAGCAGGTGGTGCCTTAAATCGTGTCAGCCGCTCGCCGCCATTCCATCTGCCGCGTTTGCCTCTGAAGGCAGAACTGTAACGACGACCCGTTCAATGAAGATGGCGAAGTCGGCGCGGATCGCAGACTCTGTTTCCGGGTTGGCAGTGAGGCGCAGGGTCATTTCGACCAAATCGGCACAGGCCGGATCACGCTGACCGGGCACGCAGACGACCCGGCGAGCCTGTTTGAGCTGCCCTTCTAGGCCGACGCCATCGACAAGCGGCTGGATGGTCGAATTGGTCATCAAGACGGCAAGTGCGGCGCGAGCGTCCGCGCCGTGATCACGAGCGATTTGCGAAACGTCAGTCATAGCCACCTCAATTGAGCATCGTCGTGAACACGATGACGGATCCGCCGTCGACCTTCATCCGAAGGTCATTGCCGACCACGTCGAACGAAAGCGCCTTGCCGGTATTGTTGAACGGCGTGCCGATCGTCTGCACGGTTGCGCCCTGCCATTCCTTGTTGAGGCGGAATTGTCCGCCGCCCATCGGATCATAGCCCGAGACGACGCACTGGCCGCCAAGCCCGGTTGCGGACGTCGCGATCGTGGCGAACGAGGCGCTGCCGACCACGATGTTGTCCGCCGACATGAAGCCGGCGGTGGCGGCGATGCCCCCCTCGTTCTGGATCGTCATGCCGGTGAGCCCGTTGTCGGAAGCGCCGTTCAACTGGCGACGCCCACCTGCACAGGTATCATGGTGCGCGCCGTCCATGAACGTCGCCGCCCCGGCTCCATCGATCAGGTTATTTTCGTTCTTGGTTATCCGGCTGCCGTTGTTGATCACCCGCATGGCCGACGTCACGAGGTTGAAGACATTCTCACGCAACGAGACCGTCCCGCTTTCGATGGTCACGAAAAATGACGGGTTCGCGTTGGTCATCACGCATGCGCAATGCTCGAACGATACCGAAGACTCGGCGCCGCCCAAGTCGGACAATGCGACGATCGCCGAAGCGTTCACCCCTTCGAACCATGTCTTGGTGAATCGCACCTGCGTCAGGTTGTAACCGCGGAGCGCAGCGGTGTTCAGCGCTTCGAAATCGCAATCGTCGATCGACCACAATGTGCCATAGGATGCGACGATAACGCCCTGACCGCCGAACGCGCTGAAGAACTGCGAGTTCTTGATCTTGTTGATATTCTGGCGATTAGTCTGGCCATACGAGCCCGCGAGCGCGAGGATCGCGGTGTGCGATCCGTTGACGGCCGAGCCGGAATAGCCGTCCCTGATCTTGTCCCACGTCGCGAAGATGAACAGCCCCTTGAAGCTGGCAAGCAAGGCAAGGTGCATTTCGAGGTTCTCGAAATGGAAATACGCCGAATAATATGTGGCAGTCGACTGGCTGTAGAAATGGGCGTTCTTGACGCCGGGCAGTGCGCTGCAGCCGAAGTTCTCAAAGGTGACGTCGGAAACGATGCCGCCAACGTCGTTGTAAAAGGCCGACGCCCCATTGGTGCCGACCCACAGCATCGGTCCGTTGCTGATACCCTTTTTCTCACCCGAGATGTGCATGCCTTTGACGACGTGCACATTGTTCAAGACATAGCCCGCCGGGGTCCAGGGGATGAATACGCGCTTGCCGGTTGCAATCGCCGCATTGAAAGCGGCGGTATCGTCGGTGACGCCGTCGCCTTTTGCGCCAAAGTCGAGAACGGACGCAACTTCACGGTTTTTGTCCTGCGTGCCGCGTACGACCGCGCCAATACCCACCTGCCGGAACAGTACGGAGTCGGCATCGGGCAGCACCCACGCGCCCCGGTTGATCGGAACATGGTCGGACGCGATGACGTCGTTGCGGCCCGTGAAGTTGCCACCCATCCACGTATAGGTCGCACCCGTCAGCCCGGAGCCTTCGGCCGGGGCGAGGATCGCGGATCCGTTTACGATATCCGAAGCGGAGATCTCGCTGATCGTACCGTAGGTCGCATTGGCGCGGCCGGTGTCGCCCTTATCGCCACGGTACCAATTTTGCAGGTACGGGGTGATGAGATTGCGGAACGCAGCCATCGTCACGCGCTTGGTATCGCCACCCTGCACGATCGGCAGATGTTCGTCGCCCGTCAGCAGATCGGCAGCCTGAAGCGCGGTGATTTTCGCCATGTCAGACGCCCTTCGTGTGCCAATAGTAGTTCGCCGACAGGGGATTGCGGTTGCGCACTTCGAACCCCCCGAGGGACAGATTTTGAATGCCAAGCATCTGTTCGTCCTGGACGATGGCGCCGGCTGCGCCGGCGGGCGCGACAAAGGACGTATGAGCGACGGGCAATTCGACCTGTGCGACGCCGTTCGCGCCGACTGCGATGGTTCCCCAGCATTCCTTCAGCCCATCGCTCCAGACACGATAGCCACCGTTGGCCGCCAGTTTCTGTTGTGCGACGTAGACCGCTCCAGCGCCGGCAAGGCTGGCCGGGGTGACGGCGAGATCTGCGCGCGTGCCGGCACGCGTGTCGGTTGGGCTCGCGGCGGTCACGGTCAGCGTCCGGTTGCTGTCGTTCCGCCCACCGCCGGTCACGAGCCCGCTGCCGAACACCGTGCGGGCAGCCAGCCCGTCGAGCGCCTGCCCGATCGACGCGACGACCGTAGCGATCCGCTGGTCGATCGTGGCGGAAAGCGTTGCGATAGCTCCGGCGATCGACGTCCGCATGACAGAGACGGGGGGGACGCGACGCGTGTCGGTCCCCGCATCCGCTTCGGCTTGGGTTGCGAGTTCGACGACACCTTTGACGGTCGTGGTCGCCGGGGGATTGAGAAAGTTGGTGTTGCCAAAGCGCAGCTCGGACACGTCGCCGGTCGGGAAAGCGATGTCGATCGCAGCAAGGAAGGTCGCTCGCGGCGACTTCTCGAACAGGCGATCTGCCTGGGCATAGGTAGCGAACAAGGTGCCGTCCGCAAGAAACAGGCCAAAGCCGCGCGCGGTATAGCCGTCGGCGCTGTCATCGCGGATCGTCATGTGAACGATGTTGTCGCCCACCTGATCGCCCGAGATACTGGCAAGCCGCTTGAGTTCGCCGGGCAGCGCTTCGAGCGTCGGCGCGGAAACGAACGGCGCATCGGTCAGCCCGATCTGCGCGATGCCGAGGTTGATATCGGCGTCGAGCTGCGCGGCAGTGAAGCGCGCCTGCCCCACGCGCGTGATCATCAGGGTGAGACTCGTCATGGTGCGGTATCCAACAGCGTGCCGGTTTCGGCCTGGAGGGGCTCGCCCTGCTCGGTGGTCAGGTAAAAATCCCACTGGGGCGCTTCGTCGATCAGCAGATCTGCGTCGTCGCGCGTGTAGCCGGCGAGACGCACTTCGCCTTGGACACCGACGCCGCCCGACAGTGTGAGCGACTGGACGACGGTCAGATGCTCGCGCAGCGGCTTTACCGCGGTAACCTGGGCGATGATGTCATCAACGATCACGGCGTTCGCACGCGCGCCGCCTGCAGTGCCTGGCGCAGTCACGAGAGGAAGATCGACTTCGAACGTATGCGGCACGAGACGCTCCGGATCCTCGGCAGCTTCGATCACGCGCGCGAGGCCGTCGACGCGGGCCAGCACGTGCTCGACCGAGGCGCGCGTACCCTTGATCTTGTGCTGCGCGATCGACTCGGCGACCGCGCGGCGCTTTATCGCTTCCGACCAGCTCGTTTCCCAGAAGTCGACAGACAGCCCGTAGGCCAGCCATGGAAGCGCGTCCGCGGCAATCTTGAGCGGATCGACCAGCGTGTCGATCGGCGCGTTGACGTCGCTGATACGCGCCGCGCCGGCTTCCAGCGCACGCTCCAGCATGGTTGAATTGGGCGGTAGCAAGCTCATGCCGCGTACCCACCGTGCGCGATGGCGATGTCGAAGCACCAGGCCGCCTGCGTTTGATCGCAAGCCACGTCGGTGGCCGGCGCGACGAGGTCGACGCGGTGAACGCCAGCAACGGTCAGTGCCGCAATAATCCCGCTGCGCGTGATCGTGCGCCCCAGCTTGCGATTATCGGCAAGGTAGGCATCGAGCGCCGTACGCGATGCCGCCAGCACGACGGAGATGTCGGGACCGGCAAAGGTAACGAGCGAGGCCGATACTACGAACCGGACGATCCGAGCGCTGGCGGTGGCGACGTCGTCGCCGAGCGGGCGGATCGCCTTGTCGGTGACGATCGCGTTGACCGAAGCTATCAAGGCTGGCGATGCCGTGCCGTCATCAAGCCGCGACAGCACTGAAATCAGCACCTTTCCCGGTGCCGGGGACGTGGCGCTGGCATCGAGGAC